TAAAGATACGCAAGTGCGTACAAAACAGCTGTACGCACTGTATCATCACCGTCAAGACTGCTTAATCTGCCGACATCTGCAACAAGTCGCTTTGCAGTCAGAAGCAAGCTCTGTATAAGCTCATCATCTTCCGACCAGTCAATTCGGAGATAGGTTTTAGCATCTTCGAGTGTTATCATGCTGACTTCATTGTAAGTGTCTTGATGGCTTCTGGAAGTATGAGCTTGCCGTCAACTCTCTCACTTGCAAGGAATCCGACCTGTCCCGTCATTGCAAAGAGTTCATTAAGTCTCTTGATACTTCTCTTTTTACGGTCTGCAATCCAGTAATAAGAGAAGTCACCGAATGCCATGCACTTGTTTCCTGCCTCAGCAACAGGTACAAATGATGAAGTGTAGTAAGGTCTGTTGAGAATGGTGTCGGGGATTCCTGCTGTTACACTGGGCTGCCAGATGTAGTTGCCGTTGCTGTCTTTCAGTTTGCGGAGAAGTTTTACAGTACTGTCATTGAGTACCCATACAGCATTTTTTCTGTAAGGTGTTTTTAGTGAGTAGAAAAGCTCTATCACATCATCAAATGAAATCGTGGCATTTGCGGTAGTAGCACCGTTTTCCGCACCGCCGGTTGCATTGAAGATGCCGGTAGGCTTACCCGTGCCGTTGCCAACGAAGAAGGCTTCCTCTTCCTTTTCACCGATTCTTCTTGCAAACTCACGAGCCACATAAGTTGCGAGGTCAAATACAGAATCGTTAAGAAGTTCCTCTGAAATTTTGATAGCTGTACCGAGTTTATAAGCAGAAAGTGTAGCCTGAGTAAATGAATCGTCAGAAAGTGTGTACTGCTCTTCCTCGTCCATCCATACTGCACTTCCCTTTGTTGCTACAACAGGTATTTTTCTGTCACCTGAATTTGTATTGATTACGGTTGCGAGTTTTCTGAAAATGTTCTCATCAGAAAGTTTGTCAATGAGCTTGCGTTCAAATTCGTCAGGTACGAGGTAACCGCCCTCTGAATCAGTACCAATCTGCAAATCGTTGTGTACGTCAATCCACTTACTGCTCCTGAAATTATCCCAGAAAGCCTTGTTATACGCTTCACTTGCAGTACCCTGTTTATCTGTTTTTGCCGTAGAATGAGGATTATTGAGAATAGGTGAAGAAGTAGCCTTGTTCATTTCAGCTTCAATTTCAGCCTGCCTTTCAAGTCTGCTGATTTCCTTGCCGAGGTCAACAATCTGTTTTTCCATAGTGTCGTAGGTCTTGCCGTCCTCCTCGGAAAGCGTACCGTTTGCCTGTCTCTTGCTGTCGAGGAATTCACGAGCGGTGTCCCATGCTTTCGCTCTTTTTTCTCTGAGTTCCTGAATAGTCATAATAAAAGTCCTCCTTTTAATATTTGAGTAAATCAAGTCTTTTGTAAAGCTGTTCTATCTGTACACCTGACTGTTTCGGTACAGGTACAGAAATTTTGTTCAAAAATCCATTTATGCTTTTTCTTGCCGCAAACTGCAATGAATTTGAAGCAGATTCTTTGCTTGTGCCGAATAAAATTCCGTCAACAAAGCCGAGTTCATGTGCTTTTTTGGCATTCATCCATGTTTCGTCTGACATCATCTTTGCTATTTTTTCCCTGCTTAAACCGGTTTTTTTCTCGTAAGCATTTATGATACTTTCCTTAACTTCGTCAAGCTGTTCGATGGCTTTTTTCATGTCATCTTTGTTGCCGTAGGCGAGTGTTGACGGGTCATGAATCATAATCATTGCGGTAGGTGCAATAAATGTTTCGTCACCTGCCATTGCTACCACAGATGCGGCACTTGCGGCAATGCCGTCAATTTTTACCGTAACTTTCCCCGTATGGTTACGAAGCATGGTGTAAATCTGACTTGCAGCGAAAACATCTCCGCCAGGAGAGTTCACCCACACTGTCAGATTACCGTCAATTTTACCGAGTTCATCACGGAAAAGTGCAGGAGTAATTTCGTCTCCGTACCATGTTTCGTCAGAAATAGGACCGTTGAAAATAAGCTCTGTTTCGTTGGTTTCTTCATTCTTCACAAAATTCCAGAATTTTTTCACTGTTTATCACTCCCTTTTTCATACGCTATTCCAGCGTCTTTGAGTTTTGCAAATGAACCGTTTACCAAATACAGGTCACCGCCCTCTTCCTTTGGAATACGGTTCATATTTTCCAGTTCACGGATGTCGTTTGCCGACATCCAGCCATTTTGTCTTGCAGTTGCATAGCCCTGCATTCGGCTTGAATAATCGCCACGAAGAAGACCATCAACATTGAATTTTATAAAGTACTTTTTCTTGTCCTGTTCAGAAAATAATGCTTTTTGCAGTCCCTGTTCCCAGCGCACAAGCCACGGATCAAGGGTGTATTTGACGAAATCAAGCGATAAGTGTTCTACGTTGCTGAATGTGGCGTGTTCGAGGTCGCCAATCATATGAAGCGGTACTCTGTACAGCCTTGCAATTTCTTCTACCTGAAATTTTCGTGTTTCGAGGAACTGTGCATCGTTATTAGGTATCGATATGGGCGTGTACTTCATGCCTTCTTCAAGCACTGCAACTTTGTGTGCATTGCCTGAACCATATGCATTATGCCATGCTTCACGCACACGTTCGGGGTCTTTGATAACTCCGGGGTGTTCCAGAACACCGGACGGACTTGCACCGTTTGCAAAGAAACTCGCACCGTATTTCTCACACGCAAGCGATATTCCGAGTGAATTTTTAGCCATTGCAATAGGTGAATAGCCTACTAAGCCGTCATAGCCAAGCCCCGGAATGTGCAGAACATTTTCAGCAGTAAGTACAATTTCACCCTGCTCTTTCATATTCGGATTCTGCTCGTCATATCGGCTGTAAATGTAAACAAGCCTGTCTTTTTCGTCACGGTCAACACGGACCTTGTCAGCCATTAGCGGGTACAGTCCTGCCACATCTCCCCTGCCGTTCCTGATAATCTGAGCATAGGCATTGCCGTAAATCAGCAGGTGCGACATAAGCACTTCACGGAGCGTGAAACTTGTCATTTCAGGGTTTGGCTGGTCATGCAGTAAAAAGTACAGGGGGTGCTTGTATGCCCTCTCCTTGCCCTCGGCAGTGTACTTATAGACGTTAAGCGGTAACTGTGCAACTGCCTCTGAAAGTACTCTCACACACGCATATACCGCTATATGCTGCATTGCCGTTCTGTCCGTTACTCGTTCTCCTGCATCAGTTCTGCCGAAAAAGTAACTGTATGACGGGCTGTCGTAGCTGTCCTTCGGCTTGTCTCTTGACTTGAAAAATTTTCCGAAAATACCCATATTATCACTCCTTTAAATAATAATCAAATCCCTCGAATTGTACACCGACTCGTCATTATCTTGTTCAGCTCCGCACCGTATTGCACGGTCAAGAGCCATAATTGTAGCGACTGCACCGTCAATTTTCTCCGTTGACTTTTCCTTGTCAGGCTTGATGTTTCCGGCAGGGTCACGTCTGATAAAAATGTTGTCCATGTTCCACCGCAGTACAGGGTGCCCGTTGTGGGCAATTTTACGGTCAAGCACCAGTCGCATAAGTTCTTTGGTAGGTGGTGACATATCACGGAATCCCTGTCCGAACATTGCAAGAGTGAAGCCGAGTTCTTCAAGGTTCTGTGACATCTGCACAGCTCCCCAGCGGTCAAATGCTATTTCTCTGATATTGAAACGTGTGCCGAGTTCGTCAATGTAGTTTTCGATGAATCCGTAATGCACTACATTTCCCTCTGTTGTCATCAAAAAGCCCTTTGCCTCCCATATGTCATAAGGCACATGGTCTTTGCGTATTCTGAGTGCCATAGTATCTTCGGGTACCCAAAAATACGGCAGTATGTAGTATCTGTCATCATCTTCAACAGGCGGAAAAACAAGCACAAATGCGGTAAGGTCAGTGGTCGACGAAAGGTCAAGACCGCCGTAGCATACACGACCTTCGAGAAATTTCTCATCAAAGTCAGCTTTGCAAGCGTCCCACTTGTCCATAGGCATCCACCTGACCGTCTGCTTTACCCACTGATTTAATCGCAACTGCCTGAATGCGTTTTCTTCCCCCGGATTTTCCTTTGCAGAATTACAGGCTTGTTCTACCTTGTCAATGCCAACTGTAATTCCAAGTGACGGATTAGCCTTTTTCCAGACTTCCGGGTCTGTCCAGTCATCATCAGGATTAGCTCCATATATCACAGGATAAAAAGTCGGGTCATGTTTCCTGCCTGCAATGATGTCCTCAGCCTTTTGATGCTGTTCGTAGCAGATACTATGCGTGTCTGTTCCCGCTGTTGTGATAAGAAAATACAGCGGTTGCATACGGGCATCACCTGAACCCTTTGTCATAACGTCAAAAAGTTCCCTGTTCGGCTGAGTATGAAGCTCATCAAACACTACTCCGTGAATGTTGAAGCCGTGCTTGCTGTAAGCCTCTGCCGAAAGTACCTGATAAAAGCTGTTTGTAGGCGTGAATACAATTCGTTTCTGTGCTTTCAGTACCTTTGTACGCTTTGCAAGTGCAGGACACATTGTTACCATATCGGCAGCAACGTCAAAAACTATGCTTGCCTGCTGACGGTCGGCAGCACAGCCGAAAATTTCTGCTCTCTGCTCGTTGTCTCCGCACAGAAGATACAGTGCAACAGCGGCGGCAAGCTCGCTGTTGTGTGTTGGTAAAAATGAACGCCCCACCAGATACTGATGAGACGGACTGTCAACCTGAATGCACTGCATTTTTACTTTTTCCGGCAGAGGCTCGATGCTTTTCAAAAAATGAAATTCAGGATTCAGACTTTTTGAAACTATCCAGCACCGCTGTATTTCCTGATTTGTTGTATATGGCTGATGGCATGAACGGATTTTTACCTGTTCTGTCATTTCAAAAATTTCTTTGCTGGTGATGATTTTTTCCTCATAATCTGTTGAAATTTTCCACTGATGCCGTTCACCTGCAACGATAAAAGACCCGTCCGTAAAGGTCAGCCTGTACGCCTGCTCTGTATCATCAACGGGACTTTTAGCAACCACATGACAAGTGTTTCCGTTTTCATCAAAAACTGTATCTCCAACCTGAATTTCTCCCATTGTAGTGAACCCATCAGGAGTCGGGATTAACGTATCAAGTGCCAATTGCTTACCTTGCTTTTTTGGTATCTCGATATATGCCGTGTTAAACTGCCTGTACCCGTTTGGCTTGATTGTGCCGAAAATATCACGGATTATTTTTTCCTGCCACTCAATCAGCTCGAACTTCTTTCCTGCCCATTTGCCTTTTGTGTGAGAAAGGCATTCGATAAAATTCACTGCATAGTCTGCACTTTCTTCATCATAATGGGAATCTTCTGCCATAAACTCAGTAGGTTTGTAATTCTGCACTTTCTCACCGCCTTTAAAATCCATGTACAAAAAACAGAGCCTTTCGGCTCTGCTGTTTTTAGAAATCTTCTCTCATGCTGTCGCCCTGCAAGTCGCACCAGTCCTCGTAACTTCTGTCAAAGTCCTCATCATCATCGTAGATTTCGGTTTCGTAGCTTATGTAAGTGACTTCCTCAAAGGTCTTGCCCTTTTCGTCTGCATTGTCTCTTGCAAACTCCTCGGCATTCTTTTCAATCCATTCTGCAAACTCCTCATCGCTGAACTCGTCCTCGTTTTCGACTTCAAATTCGTACTCTTTTTCACAGATTCTTCAAAATGCATTGCAAGAAAAACTTAATTTACAGTAAAATCCAACTGAACAGGGCGGTCAATGACCGCCCTTTTCTTTTATGATTTTTATAATTTCTTCACACTCTTTTTGGGTTATTCCGAATACTTCAAGTGCCTCTCTCGTACCGCATTCGGGACAAATCATGGTTTTATTGTCAGACCTCGACAATGCAGGAATTGCATTGTATTTCCTGTGGCACTTCGGACAAATTCTCATATGCACTTTGCATACGCCTCCGTCAGATACTTTGTATCAAATTCAAAGTCACGGTATCCGTGAACACAAGTATTGAAGTACATTGCGGAAGGCTTTGCAATTTTTCGCTCCTCGTGCATAATGTACGCAAATGCGGTAATATTTTCAGTACCGGTTTTGAGTTTAACAGGTATTGTAACTTACCGCTTTTCCGCCAGTAACTTACCGCTTTTCCGAAAGTAACTTACCGCTTTTCCGCCAGTAACTTACCGCTTTTTTTAAAAAAAACAGAACGACAAGCAGTAATTCATGATCTTTGATTTCGCCTGTTCCGATTATCTCAGACTGCGGACAGCGTACTTTCATCTGCTTGACATTCAAATTTGAACCGTATGCAATATAATATCTCACAAAATCAATCCTTTCGCTTTTTGTACTGATATATTATCATAACATTGCGGAGATAGCAAGTAGAATATATCAGAATTTCAGGGAGGATTTTTGTTTGCTGTGCTTCACATGAAGCGGTTCTGCCGAAAAGAATTGTTATTCGTGCAGAACCTTTTCCATGCTACTCGCTTAAATTTCTGCCAAATCTGAATGCTGTGTCACCGTCAAGGTTTCTCGTCAGGAAGTCCCTTGCCGTTGCAAATTCCTCTCCCACAAATCCAAGTCTTATAAGCCATGTCCTCATTGCGAATTTCGGATTTTCTGTCTGCTGTGGTTTCGGACTTGCCGTTTTGAGTTCCTTTGCCATTTCAGAAAGTGCAAGGCAGAGCTGAATGTAGCTTTTAAGCTGTCCTGCGTGAAGTCCGTTTTTCTTGCCGTTGGCAGGCTTGTCAAACTGAAAAAGTCTGAATTCAATTGTACCCTTAGTAAAAACTGCATGGTAGTTCAGCATATGGCATCTGCTGTTGTTGTAGTGCTGAGTTCTGCCGTAGTCCGCATTGTTTGAAGTATACCATATATCCGCAAGCTGTGCCATTGTTGCAGGCTTTACTCTGTTGAGCTGTTCAATGAATTTCGGATTCACCGTTTTGCAGTACCTGTCCATTCTGCCGTTGTCAATTTTCAAAGCATCTGCTATCAGTCTTTCGTGACTTGCCATGATGTTCGCAAGATTCCTCAAAGTCTGAGGAGTGTGACCCTTTGCACCAATGTGAATATGTACTCCTGCACCTACTCCTGCATGGCTTATCGCACCTGCTTTGCGAAGCCTGCGGACGAGTTCCTGTAAGGTTTCAATGTCATCGTAGGTCAGAAGCGGTTTCGGTATAGATTTCATCAGCTCCGAGCGGAGAACCGTCACGCTGGAGCTGAGACAAGTATTCGCTTGGCTTAGGGTACTGACTTTCAGCGACTGTCACGCTTTTTCCTTCTGACGGCTTTTCAGCAAGCGATTTAGGCTTTCTGCCTGCACCCGCTCGCCGTCCGCCACGGTGTGTACCGTCTTTTGCCATTTTTTATTTCTTCTTCTTCCTTAGTAGTATTTCCATCATGTCATCATCTTTGCCGGTGTAACCCTCTTCGCAGTTTGTACGGAAAATATTGTAAATCTGTTGCCACAGATAGTTCGCCTGTTTTAGATACGACTGACACATTGAAACGTAAGGAGAGGCTATGGGAGAGCCTGTTGTAGGGTGTTCGGAAATGTAGCCGTACTGGTTGAGCATTTTTTCACAGTGAATCCACCGTGAAGCTGTAACGGAATACTGTTCCAGAAGCTGACGGTTTACCAGTTCTGCACAGCCTTTTTCTTCAAGCCATTCGTAAACTTCATCAAAAATTTCATCTGCACAAAGTTTAGTGCCGTCCTCCTGAATTTCTTTTGCAAATTCGGAGATGTCAGGGGGCTTGGTGGCTTTCAGTCTTACAGGTTTCAGGACTTCCGCAGGCTTGCCCTCACTGATTTTTTCTGAAAGTGCTTTTCTCTTTTTTCCTGCATTTGCCCTTGCACCGCCTCGCATAGTGCCGTCTTTTGCCATTTCCTCACCTCGTTTCAATTTGTGCAGTCGATTGCACAAAATATTTTTGCAATATTGATGTTACAAGAAATGTTGAGTCGACTCTACAAAATTTGTGAAACGGATTTCACTTTTTGTAGGTTCGA